GCGGGAGTTACCTTCGGTACATCCTTGGAGTTATCAACAACACAAACAGCAGGGACACCCTCAGCAATAGCTGAGTCAGCCTGCGCTAGTGTCTCGCATGATGCGTTGACGGTGAAACCGTTGCGGTTGGCATACTTGACAGCTTCCAAGTTGTGGACGTAGTCCAGTTTGTGGTGTGTGTATGTATAACCCTTGGCACCACTGGATTTGTTGGCGTCAACTAATTCTTTTAGCATAGCTAAATTAATTAGCTCACGTCCTTGAGAATCGGTGTCATAAAAGAAATCACCGCTTTGATTATGACGGTACATAGTACCGGCAGCTAACCCACTAACAAAGTTAGTGAGGTCAGACCAAGAACCACCGCGCTGTCCTTGGCTCACTTTTTTCCAGTGCCAAGATACTGGACCGGACTTTGCGTAGCAACCGCCGGATTGTAGGTGTGGACATGTGCTTGGGCATGAGCTCTCCTCGGTTGTGGTAACTGGCATCTTGCCAGTCTTAGCGTTGGATGACTTAGGTGTGATGTGGACTAGCATGACAAGATGAAAGTTAGGTGGACAATTTACCCTAAAGGGTAATTGCGTCCTTGCGGAATCGAACCGCAAGCAAGACACCAGTGACGCTAACTAGCCGTAGGCTAGAAAGGTAAGACAGCTTTGCTGTCGTTAGTGCAACCAGTGAACTGGTAGCATAGCTTACCAGTAGCAACAGTGTTACCTCTTAGGTAAGACAATGCTCTGACTGCGTCTCTGCTAAGAGACTGTATCCAGAACCCGAAGCTCATGTTAGGGTTGAGCATAAGATTTACAATCTTAGCTCTGCTAACGTTGGAGTACTTGTACTCATAACCGTTAGTGAACCTGACGTTAACAACCCTTGTGAAAGGGTTAACGTTGATAGCCTCTACAGCTTCTGATGTACGAGGGTTTGGAATTGAAGTGAACATAATCGAAATTTGTAATTGAACAATGAGTAGAGAGTTGTAGTTAAGTTATATTATCTCTCTCACCTATTCTAGGAGAGAGAATATAACATAACGTAAACAACTCTATCTACCTTTCCATTGTAAGCCCTAGTTGAGCACTGTTTCAACTCATCTTAACATTCTGTAACAATATATAACTACGTAGTAGTATATTATTGTTGTTTGACTTGGCAACAGATCGCTTGTCTTACACGTCTCATGTCGCGACTGTTTGGTATCGCTCGCCTACGGCTCGCTCCCTACGCTGTCGAGCTGTCTTCTGGACAGTACTGCATTGCTGCAAAACCCTTGCTATCACTGGCTTTGGTGGTGCGAGCGAAGCGAGCTGGACACGGATTGGACACGATTTACCGTCCTGCCACGCGCGAGACCCCCCACGGGGGAGTCCTGCCGGCGTCGTATATTATAATACACCTGAGAAATTTCTGTCAAAAGTTATGACTGTCCACTATCAGCTAAGAATTGAAATAAACCCTTATCTGTTAACACATGCTTAAACATATCGTCATATACCTTTGGTGGTATGGTACAAATATGTGCTCCTGCTTGAAACGCTTTACCAACTGTAGCAGCATCACGTATGCTTGCAGCTAGTATTTTTGTATCTGTCCTGTTATGACAAAATACTTTAGCTATTTCACGTATTAATCCTATGCCATCATGTCCGTTGTCGTCTAAACGTCCAACAAAAGGTGACACATAGGTTGCACCAGCTAAGGCGCATAGAATCGCCTGTGACACGCTAAACACTAACGTCATGTTAGTACGTATGCCCATAAAATTAAGCATCTTACAAGCCTTTATGCCCTCTGGTGTGCAAGGTAGTTTGATAGTAGCTTGGTCTATCCATAACTTACCGTATTGTATGCCATTCTCTATAAGTTTGTCTGCATACTTACCATCTACCTCTATCGACACGTCTTGTACGCCTAGGTCTTGTATCAAGTCAGCGTACACGTCGTCTGGTTCCCTACCACTTTTCTTAATTAGTGTAGGGTTAGTAGTTACACCGGATATAACTCCAGCGTCTAATCTTTTATCTATATCTTTAATAATAGCTGAGTCTAGAAACAGCTTCATTTAAAAACTCCTATACGGGTGAGAACGTACATTGTTAGTATCGTCCAGAATAGTATTTCTAATCCTATATTATTCATCTTCTTCTTCAGCTTCAGGAAAGTATCCTATAGTAAAACCGCCATCCTCTGTTTCTTCTATAACAGCTTTGTACACTGGCTCTGACAACTCGTCCATTTTTGCGTGGTACTCGTCGATAGCCATGTCGACTGTTTGTTCTGTTTTTAGGTTTATCCATCTGTTTTCTAAACCGATCAACATGCCTAGTATCAGGAAGTTAAGGGGTGGGAAAGGAGTCTTCAGACTCTTATATAACTCTTTAAAGTGATTAATCTTTAACTTATGTTCCATATCTAGTTAACGTAAGTAGGTAGAGGTGATATCTATAAGGGATATCCAGCTAACATTGTTGTATTAGTGAGGGAGAGTCCACCCTTCTCTCCCCTATTAGCCCGTGATCGGTCTCAGACCCACGTATGACTACCTTTGCTACCAGACTTACCTCGAGCCTCTTTACGCTGCTCTACGTCTAATCCTAGCACCAAATGGTTGGTCATTGCCTGTGGATCATCTATAAATTGTTCTAGTATATCGTTCCACTCGTCTCTTTTTCTTTGTTTGATCTGTTCCTGTGCTGATATAGACAGTGCATCTATGTAGTATTTTACACCTTGTGCTAGGCAATCTAACCTATCGTCGTGCTTAACTGCATACTTTTGTCTACACATACGACTCATTTGATAGAACAACATGTATAAAAGCCTTTCTTCTGGAGGAGCTTCTCTGTTGGAGTTATAATCCCATTCGACGACAGACTTGTCAACAATAAGACGGTGCTGATTAAGCACAGGCTCGAGAGTATCAATAATCCTGTCTTCTTTTCTAACATTAGCTCTTACCTCTTCTACTAATATACGTTGTTTTGTCTGTTGTAAGTGTTTCTTAAATAGTTCTGCTACTATACCGTCACCGAAGTTAGACTCTATTACGAGTGTATTTACGTTGTATTTTTTACAACCTCTTAGTATGTCTAACAGGGTGCTGTCGGAATACCCATCCCTATAGGCACGCATTTCGTGTAAATAGAGTAAGCCATTTTTTTGCGAAATGTACGCTGCTGCCGTTTCGTCTGCTCCTCTACCGGAGGGGTCGACTGAGCAGATGGTTTCTTGGTAGTCTGTCCATTCCCCCTGTATTTGCATCGGAGAGTAGAAGTAGTCCCCGGGTAAACCCACTGTGGGCAAATCCTTAAGTACATTTCTCGGGTCTGAGCACCATACGATGTTGTCGGGTGCTTTAGTAGGATTGACGCTAGTAATAACAAGGTCAGCCATTTTAAGAGGAAACTTCTCAGCGTCTGACAAACTTGTATCCAACATAAACTGCAACATAAAGTTGCTACGTCCCATAGATGCTTCCCGTTCAACAAGGTCATCTTCACTAAATCTGTCATCTGTAGGTGTCCATGGTGTTACTCCTTTGTCTATGTCTTCTTGTAGCTGTGGAGCTATAAGTCCTTCGTAAGGGGTATTGTTTCTTGGGTATCGCGCGGTCCAAATAAATGGTTTGTAATTCCTGCTTGCCAACTTACGATAAATAGTAAAAGTAGTCTGAGGAGTCCCGAGATACATAATACGGCTATCGTCTTTTGGCGTAAGGATCGACTCGGCTTCGGTACAGAGTTGGAGGAGTTTTTCACGCATCAACTCCGTCATGCTGTTTCCCGGTACCTCTATGTCGTCCAGAATCATTAGGTCTGCTCTGCTTCCCGTTAGCTGACCAGTAATACCAACACTTTTGACTGATGGTGCCTGATGAGGTGAACATAGAACGTCGAAGGAAATTCTTGACCATCTCGCGTCGTCGCTCTTTGGTTGTAGGTGACTTAGCCATGGTGTTTCAATAATAAGTTTTTGTAAAAAGATACTCATGTTGTCAGCTCTTTCCTTAGAAGCTGATATAATCATTATCTTCTTTTCTGCGTCATTGAAGAGTGTCCATAACACGAATGCTCCAGTAATCCAACTTTTTCCGACTCCTCGGAAGGCTTGGATCTGTAAACGTTTTGGTCCGTGTTGTAAATAGTCTGCAATGGCGTATTGTGCCCTAGTAGGTGAGGGTAGATCAAGCTGGTCCCATAATGCTTGTAGAAACAGCTTGAAATCGCTCTGTAAGGACGTTAAAACGTCTGTCATATAGAAATGTATATATTATAGTAAATGGAGCTTCATACGGACGTAATCGTCCCAACTATCAATACCTCTTCCTGCTCCTATACCTATAGTACTGTCAGCACCTTCAGCAGCATTACCTAGTTCAGTAACCCATTTACCATTTCGTTTTACTCTAATATTGCGTAAACGTTGTGGTACAAAGTTTTCAGCAACATCAAGTCCACCGTTATCTAATGAAATTAAATGTCCTTTAGACATGCCTTTGCCAGATGCTTGTATTTTTTTAAGTCCTATATCAAAATCTTTTTTCATTATTTTGACAAGTTTTGCATATTTATCTGCTACACCATATTTAGCTAAAGCTTGCATAAGATTATCCATTTCATCTTCGTTTGTCCAAGGATTTTCTCTATTGATTCTTTTTGTACCGTAACCTTTTAGCTTACCAGTATCAATACCACTTAGTCTATACCCTTGTCCAAATCGTGCTTTAGATTTTAGTCTCCACTTTCTACCATCGGGACCTATATATCTAGGATAATCTTTCATAGGCATATCTACAGTTCCAGTTGTAACATC